GGAACTTTGCCAGGCGCCCATAGATGCGGATCGTGCGCAGCATCATCCCAGCTGGAGCCTCCCTGCATCGTAATGGCGAAGCCTACGGCCAGTGCATTTCTGCAACCAACCGCCGTAGAGATCACGGCTGCTGAGGCGCCCGCGGATGTGATGCAGCACCAACTGGTCGCCGATATAGACGCCAACGTGGTTGAGGCCCGGTCCGCTGATGCTCATCAGCAACGCATCGCCCACCTGTAGATCGTCTTCCTCGTCCAGCTCCTGAAAGCCGGCATCTTTCCAGTAGCGGTCAAACAGCGGATCAGCCTCGAAAGCCTCAGGCGTGAGCGGTCGCTCCCAGTCGGGCAACTGCAAGCCCTGCTCGCCATACCAGTCCCGCGTCAGCGTCCAGCAATCGGTGAGCCCCCAGACCCACTCGCGGCCAATCAATGGCGCCTTGAAACCAGTGGGTAGCAACTTGGCGCTCCATGCCTCGGTCTTGGGATTCACGATGTACCACGGCAGTTCGGTGGCCTCAATCGCCAGCAGATCCGCCTGGCTGGGCACAGGCGGCGTCACGGGATGGCTGTGCACCACGGCAGCGATTTCACCGGCGTCCTCGGCCGCGGCATAGTCCAGCGGGTCAAGAATGAACTGCTCGGTGCCAGCCGACAGATTCCGGCACGGCCAGTAGCGCTTGCGGCCCTTAACGACCACCAGCAAACCGCAGGCCTCGCGCGGATCCTCCGCCTTGGCATGCTCAAGTGCAGCATTGCGCCAGGTCATGCAAAGAATGTACCGATGCCGGGATAGCTTCCGAATGGCAGCTCGGCGGTAGTGCCAAACCTGGCTTTGCAGCTGCTTAGCTTTTTGCCGCACACATCAGCCGCCAGCGTCGGCACGGCTTGATCGTTTTCGTTGAAATAGTTGCTGCCGGTGTAGCTGCATTCAGTCGAGCGGTATTCCCACTGGCAGATGTTGCCGATACATTGCCGCTTGGGTGCCCTCACGCCCGCCAAATCGAACGCCGCGGCGAGTTCATATTCCACCACGTCGCGGGTCTCAATGCTCTTGCGGTCCACGTAGAAGATCTCGCGTGGAAATTCAGCAGTTGAGTCTGGCGTGCCGTAAGGATTGGTGCCGCCGGGGAAGTTGGCACCATCGATGTAGCGGGCCAGCGTGCGAATGCGGGTGAACTTGGCGCCCTCGAGGCCGCTTGGCAGACTCAGCAGCAGCGCCGTGATGGTGCCCAGGATATTGCTCACACGCACCTTCGGCCGTGGCAGCTGGCCGTTACCGCTGTATTCAAAGCCATCGGCATCAATTGGAAAGCGCAGGTAAGCGTTGCCCGCCCAGACCAGCTCGCCGTTGTTGTCAAGGTTGGTGCCAGCGTGGAAGCGATACGTTTCATTCACGCCGTGCTGGAGGGTATTCAGCTCCAGTTCAAACAGCTCGATGATCGCGCTGGGGGCAATCGCCTGAAGGTCTGAGACGGGAACCGTCACGGCTCAAACACCTCGCGGAAGGTCGCTTGGATCTGGTTGTTGTTACAGTTGCTGAGCGTCGTCTGCCATTCCTCGCACACATATTTGCCAGCCGTGCCGCGAGGCGGCGTCCAGTCGAAGGCTTCCACGCCCGCGCGAGCTTCAAGGAACGCCGTGATCTGATCGCGCTCGGTGTCGTCGCGATTAGAGAACACCAGGCTCCATTCCTTCGGATCAGTATTCAGGCCAAAGCGGATCCGTTGCTCGTAGCCGTCGCCCGCCTGAAATTTGCGCGCCCGCGGCTTGCTGCTCTCGGTGGCCTCGAAGCTCGGTGTGTAGGTGAAGGTCGCCATCGGGTTATGCCGTCAGCAGGCCGCCAGGCCTGCGCTGCTTGATCAATTCTGCCTGCACTGCCTGCGCGACCACGCGTGCCAGCTGCTCGCCTTTGCCGGCATCGCCTTGCACCTGGCTGCCGCTGGCGTCCACGTTCACCGTGACGTTGGTGCTGCCACCACCGCCTTGCATGGCCACCGGTATGCGTCGGCCATCGGGCAGGGGCACATAGGCCTCAGGCTTGGATCCCTCGCCGTATAGCGCCAACTGAGGGGATCGAGCGATGCCGCCGTTTGCGTACTTCTTCAACGGAACCGGGCCGTCGCCGGTCATGATGCCGCCGTTGGCAAACTGAAAGCCGGGGAACAAGCCACCCAGTGCCTGCACGATCGGCTGGATGATCGCAGCCCGTAGCGCGATGCGTGCCAGGTCGGAAAGGATGCTGGCGGCTAGGTCTTTGAAATTGGCCTTACCGGTGGTGACGAAAGCCGTCAGCTGATCTTCAAGCCCCTGCAGGCCGCTGACCACCGCATCACCAATGGCGCCACCAAGATCCTTGACGCTTTTGTAAAAGTCCTCCAGCTTCTGTTTGATCCCGCCTTCGATCGACTCGTTGTCTTTCTTCTGCTTCTCTGTTGCTGCATCCACCGCCGCCGCACGCTCCCGCTGTAAGCGTATGTACTCAGCCAGTTCAGGATAGCTCTGAGCAAGAATATCCAATTGCTCAAGATTGATCTTGGCATTGAGCTTCTCCAGTTCAGTTAACTCGGTCTTGCCGCGAGTGACCTCTGCGATTTTGTCGTCGTATTCCTGAAGGCTGGGCAGCAGATCCTTCAATCCTTGCAAGTATTCCTTGTCAGCAAGCGCCACGTTTGCGGCGGAGAACTTATCAATCAAGTCAGCAAAGGGCTTGACGTCCAGCGACCCACCGGCCTTGTTGACCTCGCGCGCCAGCTCAACGACGCTCAGAGTGAGCTCCTGCACCTTCCGGTCGTTTTCGGTGATCGCCTCGTTGCGCTGCAAGAACAGCTGATCGGTAGGCGAAGCACCCACACCTTCATAGGCTGCGACCACATCAGCGAGGCTGTTTTGCAACTGCCCCTGCAGGTCGATCGCCTTGCGGGTCAGATCCTGCCGCCGCTCAAACAGCCGTTGCTGTTCATCTGCTTGGCGCTTGGCTTCTGTTGCTGCCTTCCTGGCTGCTGCTTCTGAGCTGCTGGTGTCGAGCCCTAGTGAGCGACCGCTGGTGCGGCGGCCGGTGCCCGGAGAAGGGGAGTCGGTGAAGATCTTTTGAAGCTGAGCAAAGTCACGTTTGGCTTGCTCAATGCCCGCGCCAACCCCATCGCTTATTGCTTTGCCCGCACCAGCAAAGTCGCCCTTTAGGGCTTTGTTGATTGCGTCAAACGAAAAGACGATGGCTTTAATCCACTGATCAAACAGCTTGATTGTGGCAAAAACAAAAGCTGCCACAGATTGCAAGCCAACCTTGATCACAGTGAACAGCGCTGTCCAATCCTCCTTCGTGTCGAAGAGATCGCCAAACACCTCAAGGATTGACTGCAGCGCTGGCAGCAATGCATCGGTTAGCTCCAACCCAAAACCCTGGACCTTGATGCCAAACTCAGTGATCGTGTCATTGAACAGATCAGATCGCGCTGCGAAGTCTTCACCAATTTTGAAACTAAACTTATCGAAGCTGGCTCCACCTTCATTTAGTAGCGGGATCAGATCAGCGCCAGCCTTACCAAATAGTGCCACCGCTGCGGCCGCTTTCTGCGCACCGTCTGGCGTGTCGGCAAAGCGATCGGCAATCTGTTTCAGTGCCTTGTCGGCAGGCACAACCTGGCCGTTGGCATCCTTGACCGATACGCCCAAGGATTTGAACTTGCGCGCCAAGTCCTCGTTGCCTTCGGCCGCCTTCACCAAGTTCACATTGAGCTTGGTCAGTCCCTTGCCAAGCGTGGCCGTGTTAACGTCTGCCAGCTTGGCTGCGTTGCCGATGCCGATCAGCGCGCTTGCAGCCACGCCGGTCTTGGCCTGCAGATTAAATAGCTCGTCGCCTGCATCGATTGATTTCTTCACAATCGCACCGAGACCCGCCACCACAGCGCTACCGGCGATGGCCGCACCAAAGCCCGCCACTGCGCCTTTAAGGCTGTTGAAGCCCAAAACAGCATTCTTTGCCTGCCCCTGCAGACCCTGCAGGGAGTTGCCCAGCCGGCGGATGTTGTTCTCGCCTTGAACATCCGCCTTGATGCGGAGCAGCGCATCCAGGTTTGTCGCCATGTCAGCTGCTCCTGCTGTTGATCGTGACCATCGCCGCAGCTTCCATCACCTGCAGATCCTCCAGGAGCGCGCGCTGGTCTTCTACTTCATACATCATAAAGAGCCACGCCAGGGCTCCATAGTCCAGCCCCAACACGCCGCTCATGGTGGTGCGCCATTGAGTTTGCACGCGCAGGAACATCTCCACCACCGGCCAGTTCTCTTCCCATACTTCAAAGTCTTCGCGCGGCTGCTCAGGAATCACAACGCCCAGCGCTGCTGCATCTGAATCGGTTTCATCCACCACGCCGCCGCCAGCCCAATGCTCGGCGGCCTCTATCAGTTTTTTCTCTTGGCTCCTTTGATGCTGTCCATGTAGGCCTTGAGCACGGCCACTGCCAAGAAAGGCACTTCCAGCAATTGCTGCAGTGCCTTCTGGCTGAATGGGATCTCCTTCCCATCGTCCCCGGTAACGCCGGACCAGCCGACCAGTAGATCGCCCGCCATCTCGGTGATGCGATCCAGGTCGCCTAGGTCTTCCAACTTTTGCAGCTCGGCCACCATCGGACCGATCTTGCTCTGCGGATGGCGTTTGAACTCACCGTCGAACGTTTGCTTCTCGTGGCGGCCACCATCAACAGGGATGTCGAAGGTGACCGGCCAGATGTAGGTGTCGGACTGCTTGAGAACAAACGCCATGCAGGGTGCTCCTTTAGGTGAAAGCGAGGCTCACCTCATCATTGCCCGAACTGGACGGAATGGCCAGATAGGGCAGGTTCAGCATCTGGATCCCGTCCTGGTCGGAATAGGTCGGGCTGCCGATGTCGGACTGAGGTGCGGTGAATGTCACGATGTTGCCAGCGGTGGCACCGTGTTGGAACGTGATCGAACCAGTGCTCGAACCGTTCGCAATCGTGAAGAAGTCCTTGGTGGCGATGCTGGGCGCCTCGATCACCGCCGTGCCGTTGGGGCCGCGGTTGGTGATCAGAACCTCCTTCGTGCAACCCACCAGCTCGCGATAGATCACCTCGTTGGCAACGTCAAAGCTCAGGCTTTGCAGGCAGCCGCTGTAGGAGAAGATCGAAAAGTTGGACGTGTTGCCGTTCTTGAAGATCAGCGGTGCCACCTGGTTTGAATAGGTGGGGGTAGGCAGCGTCTCATCAGTCGGGGCGTTATAGATGCCGGTCATCGTGAAGGAGATGAACGGGATGGCGCCCACCTCCGCGCTGACGCTCCAGGTGCCACGGCAGCCGGTGAGCTTGTGGCGAATGCCATCGTTGTGGAAGTAGATAGTGCAGCTGCTGAAGCTGGCGCTCACGGGCGCATAGGTCACGCTGGTGGTGGCCACCACGGTCTCGCTAAGGCCGCAAGCCTTCAGGACCGGGCCATAAGCAGGTGCGGTGCCAGCAGTGCCGGACCCAGCCAATTCGACTTCAAAGGTGATTTCGACGCGCGTGTTGGCCAGTAGCTGATCGCTGTTGCCCAGATACGGGCGGATCAGATCACGGGTCACCACATCCGCCTGCAGCGGGGTGACCTCGAGATTTCTGATCAAGATGGCGTTAGATGACCCGGTTGGTGTGGGATCGGTGCCGTAGGTGGATTCAGTTTTTGCCAGGATTAGGCGTTTGCGGCTCAGGAGCGGCATTGCTCGTTACCTCTGTTTGGGATTCGGAGGGATTGGCCGGCTCGGTGCGCTCTATGAGCTTACGTTTGCCGGTTTTCGGATCCAGGAGGTAAGTCCCGCCCTGGCCTTGATACTTGTCCATCGTAGCCATTACGCTGTTGCGAGGTTAGCGTTCGCGGTGCGATAGCGGATCAGGTAGTCGCAGCTGATCACACCAGCTGGCTGATCAGCCTCGACCATCTCAAAGTTCACGGCCTGTGGCCTGATATCCATCGCAACACCCCCCAAAGTCAGATCAGCCATCAGCTTGCTGTGCAGGCTCTCAACCGTTGGGTCAGCCAACTGGTCGGGGATGTTGCCCCGTACGATCACCGCAATGCGCACCGTTAGGCTCCAGTCCAGCGTCGGCAGGCTGGTGTTCTGTTCCGCCGTATCGTTGACTGGCTCGATCACAAGCGCCGGGCTTTCGCCCCTGGTGAGCGGCTCTACTCGGCTGCGGTAAATGCGCGTGCTCACGCCTGTAGTGCCAGCCAACGTTGAGGCAATGGCTGCCAGGATTGTCTCGCGGCGTGTTGTCATGCTGAGGCCACCTG